TGGGAACTTTATTTAATACAGAGACTATTGACTTCACGGGTGGTATGAATACTATTTCTGCTCCTCACCTTATAGGTAAGAATGAGTCAAGAGCTTTAGTTAATGTAGATATACAGAAAGGGTCTTTGGCTTCAATGCCTACCCTTAAGCTAGTTACTACAGCTCTAAATAGATACTTTGTTCAATTCAAAAAAGATTTATACTACTATAATAGATTTAGAACTAATGCTTTTTTAGGTAATAATATGTATTGGGCAGATGGCTTAACTACGGGTAAGGTATTATGGGATGGTAGAGAGCTACCACTAGGTATAGTAACTCCTAATACACCTCCAGTAATTAGTGCGGTTAATGCAGGTAATGGACCTCATAAGGGTGACTTTAAATACTGTTATACATTCTACTCAACAGACACAGGTGTAGAGTCAGCTCCATCACCTTTAACTCCATACTTAACTGTAGATGGTGATGACATTAGAGTAGGAGGTATGTTAGCTCTACCTGCAGAGGCTAATCGTTATCGTATATATCGTATAGGTGGTTATCTACCTAGATTTGCTATGGTAGCAGAGATAGAAAATACACAGACACCTTATGATGATAAGTTAGATGATACAGAGATAGATGGTAGAATACTGCAAACTTTACAGTCTCAAGCTCCTCTAGCAGGTATGAATGACTTTGTAGAACTAAAGGGTAGACTATTTGGTTCTCACGGAGCTAATGTTTACTTCTCTGCTTTAGGTAATCCCGATGCTTGGTATATAAATGACTTCTATACTATGCCTGATGATATTACTGGTATGGCTAAGTCACCTGCTGGGTTGCTTGTGTTTGGTAAGAACTTTACATATCTATTATTAGGTACTGCACCACAGAACTTTAGACTTAAAGTTATATCTAATGAACTAGGTTGTATAGCTAGAGAGAGTATAGCCTATGTAAATGAGACGGCTATATGGTTAGGTACAACAGGTATTTTTACTTCTAATGGGTATGGTATAACTAACCTAACGGCTGATAAGATAGACAAAATAGCTAATATTAGTCCTACTTCAGCTTGTGTTATTAATGAGGTATACTATGCTTCATTCAAACCTTTACTGACTCCTAGAACTGGATTGTATCCTCACAAGGGATTATACCCAGCAGGTGTTAAAGGTACTAGTATAGCCTCAGAGGGTATCATAGTTATGGACTTCAAGAGAGGTAATCGCTATAGTTATAGCTTATATGATTATGGTAACATAGCCTCTTTAGGTATTAAAGATGGAGTACCTCATGTAGTTACTGCTACCTCTAATGTTATTTTCCTACCGTGTGATGCTCCATTAGAGTGTGATGGTACTATACAATGTAGTCAGTATGACTTAAACTCTATAGGACAGTATAAAGGTAATAACTTTACTAAGCTAATGTATATTAGCCCTCAATTTATAGATGGCTCTTTCTCTACTCTAAAAGAGTATGACAAGGTTAGACTAAATCTATGGGGAGATTTTACAGTTAAGGTGATGTTTAGTGATGGCTCTATAGCTGTTAAGGAGAATGTAGTATCTGACTATAAAGAGTCTCAAGTTAAATCTACAGATGGTATCTTGCTAGGGTTTAATAGAGACGCAACTACTATTATAGGTATACCTAATAAGTCTAATAAGTCTTATAGTATAGGTTTTGTTATAGAGGGTACTGGTACTATTAAGAGTATTCAATATAGTTGGAAACCAAGAGAGTTACCATAATGAATGAATTTCAAGAGGCAGAACAGGTGGCTTTAGATGCCACCATTAAACGCAAGAAAGACGAGATAAAAGAAGAGTTAGGTGCATTACTTACTAGGCTTGAGGATGTAGAGCATAATCAGATAGCCCTTGAAGAGACTATTAAGGAGCTAACACCCTCTGACGATTTAGAGGCTGTAAAAATGCGACTTAATCAAGTAATAAGTACCATTAACAAGTTAGCTGTTTAAGAGTGTATTAAGTGTATAAAGGGTATAATAGACTATGATTAAAATTGCAACTAAAGACGATATACTCTTTATAGCTACTATGATGATGGCTCTCTATAAAGAGGTACAGCCAGACCACTACAGTAGAGATATTGATGTATACATCAGCCAAGTTATTAAACATATGCACTTACCCACCGATACGGTCTATGTGGCAGAGGGCGGGTTCTTTATTGTAAGAGATGAGACAGAACCAATGGCTCCGACTCTACATAGATATAATGGTATCAGAGTTTATATAGACCCAGCATATAGACACAGTTCTTTACTAGCTAGGTTCTATGATAGACTCTTTACAGACTACACAGATGGAGATATTCTTGGTGTTACCGAGATTAATAGTGAGCATATAAAAGTGCTAGATAAAAGACATACACTAATAGCTAAAGTGTATAGATTGAATAGGAGATAACTATGACAGGAGCCGCAATAGCTACAGCCTCAGTAGGTGTAGCTTCTTTAGCACAAGGTGTTAAAGAATCAAAGAAAGCTGGAGAATCAGGAGATAGGGCTATAGATGCCGCAATGCAGAATGTAGGTGTAGCAGGTGATTTAAACAAGTACCTACAGGAACTAGGTGGAGAGGGTGTAGAGTATGCACAAGGTCTTATGGATAATTGGGAGGCTACTTTTGGTGGTATCCAAGATAATCTAGCAGACTATTATCAGAACCTAGACCCTAATAAGTATGCTACACAAGCTAAATCTGATTACATGGCAAACATGGATAAGCAGATGAAGCAGTTTAATGATACAATGGCGTCTAGTGGGTTACAGTCAGCTGGGATGAAACAGCAGGCTGCTCAGGAGGCTTCATTTGCTACTGCTCAAGGTAATGCAGCTATTGACTTAGGTGCAGAAGATAAAGTTAGAGGTATGCAACAAGGCTTCGTTAATAGTGGAGAGGCTCAACGCTCACAAGCTACTAACTTTATGGATAGTGCTATGGGTAGACAAGGACAGTACGCTAGTATAGGTGGTAATGCTATGATGAACGCAAACACTGGAATAGCTAATGCTTACTCTAACCAAGCTGGTGGCTATGGTCAATCAGCCGCAGGGTATGCTGGAGCTGGTGGCTCACTAATGGGTTCAGCTTTAGGTCTAGGTTTACTAGGGGGTGGTAATAAGACTGTTAAACCTACTTGGGAAAACGGCTATGCTGGTAGTGGTCAAGAGGATATTTCAGGTCCTCGTAGACCTAATGGGAGACTATAATGGCAACACCCACCGCCTTAGGTCAAATGGCAGGAACTACGACCACTACAGCACTAGACCCTATCCTACTTGAATGTAGAGATAGCTATAAGATTTCTGAAGAGGCTTATAAAAACTCTATAGCTGAGGGTCGTGAGATTATAGACCTATATCATAATAGACAATATACAGCCGCACAACTAGCTAGACTTGCAGAGAATGGTCAGCCTGCTGAGACATTCAATGTAGTTAAGATGTTAGCTAATGCTATGATAGGTTATATGGATACAGTAACTAATCAGATTAATATTGAGCCTCGTTATATGGGTTCAGCCGTCACAGCTCTACTACTTAATGATGTAGTTAAGTTTACATTAGAGCAGAATGACTTTGAGACTATAAGTAAGCGAATGAAACTAGATGGACTCCTAACAGGTCTAATGGTAGCTTATGAAGAGGTCATACCTACTGGTAAGACAGATAAATATGGTAGAGAGATAAACGAGATTAAGTTATCACATATCCCTAGTTGGCAAGTAAGACTAGACCCTATGTCTAGCTTAGATGACTACAGTGATGCTAAGACTCTTAGTACATTCAAGTGGCTTCGTGAAGAGGAGTTAGTTGAGCTATTCGGTAAGAAGAAAGTAGAGGGTCTAACAGAATACTATAACTTCTTAGATGGAGACACAGAGGCAGACTATGATAGAGAATACATAGCAGGTCGTGAAGAGGGTCGCTATAGACAACACGACTCTTACTTAGTTGTAAAGACTATCATTCGTTTCAAGAAAAAGATATATAGTGTTATATGGAATGATGAGTATATACTAGAGAAGAAAGAGATAACTACTAATGGAGTCCGTTTCCCTTATAGAGTTACTAAGATGTCTCACTCAGATATTAGTGAATACTACGGTCCGTTCAGAGATATTACAGAGACTCAGAAAACTATTAACCAAGCTCTATTACAGAT